GTAAAATGAAAAATAAAAAAGGCAAAGGCATGGCTATCATTATTTCTATGGGAGATGGCAAGAAGTCTAAAGGTGGTAAATGTGCTATGGCTTATGGTGGCATGGCAGGTGGAAAGAAACACATGTACTCAGCAGGTGGTTCTGTCACAGATAATTCAGGACTACGTGCATTAAAAGCTAGTGGACCAAAGGGTATGGCAGCCTATCAGAACATAATGAAAAATGGCTAATAGGAACTACAAGAAAGAGTACGCAAACTACCACGCTAAACCTGCACAGAAAGCAAACAGGGCAGGTAGAAACAAAGCACGTAGCCTCGTAATGAAATCAGGTGGTGCAGCGAAGGTGGCAGGTAAAGATGTACACCATAAGAATGGCAATCCAAGAGATAACAGAGCAGGTAATCTAGCTGTTGCATCTAAGACTGCCAATCGTTCTTTTAAGAGAACAAAAAATGCTAAAAAATTAATTAGGAGAGTATAATGGCATTACCTTTATTATTTGTGTTGGCTGGAAGTTTAGTCAGAGCAGCCACACCCACAATAGCTAGATTTCTAGCACAAAGAGGTGCAAAAAAAGTTGCTGAAAGTGGTGTTAAAAATGCTATAAAAAAATATGGCACACCCAAAAACATTACTAGTATGTCTAAAGTTAAAAATATGAAAGGTAGTGGTGCTAGTGCTGCTTCAAAAGAAGTTATGAAAAAGTTTCCTGTGCCTAAAAATAAAGCTCTCACCATTAAAAAACCTAAATCAACTATAGGTGGTAAGGTTGTTGCAGGGGGTGCTACTGTTACAACTCTTGGTGTTGCTGCAGGTCCAGACAGCAAAACTAAAAAAGCACAAGCAGATACTGTAAAAGATGTATCGCAAGGTAGCACTACTGCCAAAAAGAAAATTACCAAAACTCCTACAGGTGTATCACAAGGAAGCACTACATCTACCATGACTTTTGGTAAAGCCTTTAGAGCTGCTAAAGATGCAGGTAAAAAAGAATTTATGTTTAAAGGTAAGAGGTATAATACTCGCACTAAAGACGAAGAAAAAGCAATGGCAAAAAATCAAGCATTACCTAAATCTAGACCAAAAACTTCTTCTAAAACAAACAAAAAGAAAGTAGAGACTCCTAAAGGTGTATCACAAGGAAGCACTACGGCTAAAAAAGAAGCACCTAAAAGAAGTAAAGGTTTCTTAGAAAGATTCAAAGAAGACTTTGATAAAGCAGTCAAAGAGACTAAAAGAAACATTCAAGGTGATATTAAAAAAGGCACAGGTCGTTATAAAAGTGTAAATGAAAGTGACTTAGATTCTAAAGGTAACTATAAAGGAACTAACATTAAACCTACTAAACTGCAATTAAGTAGAATGAAAAAAAAGAAAAAGAAATAATGGCTAAAGGTGTAAAACATTACTACAGAGATGGTATTGAATATAAAGGTGCTACACACAAAGATGCTAAAGGCAGATTAATGTCAGGAGCTAAACATACTAAGAATAGTAAGTATGTATTCCACTTTAACGAATTATCTGCAACAGCTAAGAAGAAAGCTAAGAAGTAAATACAGATGCCATATAAAAATCCTAAACAACAGGCAGCTATAGCAATCTCAATGAAGAAGGCAGGTAAGACACCTAAAGAGATTTCAGAGCATATGAAAAAGGGTGGTGTAGCAACAAAAAAGAAAAAGAAAGCTAAGAGTAAAGTCAATGAGTCTGGGAATTATACTAAGCCAACCTTGCGTAAACGATTATTTGAGAAGATTAAAGCCGGTTCAAAAGGTGGTAAGCCCGGACAATGGTCAGCAAGAAAAGCCCAAATGCTTGCCAAAGCATATAAAGCAGCAGGTGGAGGATACAAATAATGACGAAAGATAGATGCGAGACTTGCAAATGCTACGAATGTGACTGTGAAGAATGCAATTGCGAATGCCATGAAGAGCAGGTAGCAGAGAAAGGAAATGATTGAGTTTGTGTTAGTGTTTATGATGGGATTAAGAGTAGTAGACCAAACACAAACCTTCCAAGATATAGATAGATGCTTGTACTTCGCAGAGAGATTACATGACCAACCTTCAATACCACAGAAAGAAGGACCCAATCTACAGATTACAGCATACTGCAAACCGATAAGGAAACAATAGAGTGAGTATTACAAGTTATCCACAACTCATGGGAATGGGTGGAGGTGTAGGTTATTATCCTTACTTCTTACAAGTATCTCGTGGACTTATCGCAGGACATAAGCGTGTATTCAAGTTTGGCTATAACGGTGACATTGACGACTCAGAAGAAACCATCTGGGATGTAGGTGGTTTATATGCTTACCCATCTAGTGCTGTAACAATGACAGCAACAAGTAGTTCAGGTGCTACAGACGAAGATGTAGAAGTAACCATTCAAGGTGTGGATGCAAGTTACAATGAGTTATCTGAAACAGTAACCCTAGACGCATCAGGAACTGCAACAACATCAGGTAGCTTCTTACGTGTGTATCGTGCTTTTGTAGCAAGTGGCACAGCATCAGCAGGTAATATTACAATTGCAAATGGTGGAACAACCTATGCGTATCTGTCATCTGCTGACCAACAAACTTTGATGGCACTATGGACTGTACCTGCAGGTTATACAGCTTACTTGTTTCAGATAGATACAACAGCATTTACAGTACAGAACAATAAAGTTGCTACCATAAGAATGTTGACAAGAGAATTGAATGGTGTATTCCGTACTCAACAAAAGTTTGATTTGTTTGAAGGTTCATATCATCAAGATATTACTTGCCCACAACCAATAGCTGAGAAAACAGATATTGAGTTCCGTGCAATAGCAGATAGCTCAAATGCTGACTTACGAGTGTCAACAACTTTTGATATTATTTATATAGAGAACTAAGATGGAAGCAAAAAACCGTACAGTAGCATTACAACTTACCACAGGTAATAGTGATATCTATACTGTTCCATCTAACTATGAAGCAGAAGTATATAGCATATTTATAAGTAATGCGAGTTCATCTAATGTAACATTTAGTTTAGATTGGTATGATAGCAAAGCAACTACATACTACACTCTAGCTGAAACAGTGGAGCTATTAGGCAACTCAATGCTTCAGATAAATAGTGAACCGTTTTGGTTATACAAAGGAGATAAGTTAAGAGGATTAGCAAGTGCAGGTAGTGCAGTAACAGTATCTGTTCGTGTAAAAGAATCCTATATACCACAAAGGAATTAAAACATGTTAGCAGAACTAGCTGCAGCTAATGCTGCTTTCAATGTAATAAAACAATTCGTGTCCAACGGAAAAGAACTAAGTGGATGTGCGAAACATATAAGTGATTTTGTATTCTCTAAAGAAGCACTAGAAAAGAAGGCAAAGGAAAAGAAAGCTAAAGGTGTAGGGGGTTCAGACCTAGAAGAGTTCATGGCTCTTGAGCAGATAAAAGAAAAAGAAGAAGAACTCAAGAAGATGATGATATATCTAGGCAGACCCGGATTATGGCAAGATTGGCAAGCCTTCCAAGCTGAAGCACGTAAGTCTAGACGCTACCAAGAAAAGATGGCAGAGAAGCGTCAACAAGAACTAATGGAATATGTAGGCTATGGAATAGCATTTATAGTTGTTATATTCTTTGCAGGACTGTTAGCATGGGCAGCAGGTAAATGGGTAGGAAGATTTTGAGTCCGTGTGTAGGCATCTGCAAGTTACAAGGAAATGTCTGTACAGGATGCTTTAGAACAATAGAACAAATAAAGGAAGCATATGAGAGCACCACAAAAATCCCTAGCAAACTGGACAAAACAAAAGTGGCGAACTAAAAGTGGGAAGCCTAGTACACAGGGGAGTAAAGCAACAGGTGAACGTTATCTACCTGAAAAAGCAATTAAGGCTCTTTCTCCCAGTGAATACGCCGCTAGTACGGCTGCTAAACGAAAAGCAACTAGAGCAGGTAGACAGGTATCTAAACAGCCCAAAAAGATTGCTACAAAAACGGCGAGATTTAGATGAGAAAATACGAATTTTATCTCGCTTTAGCGAAGCCCTTCCAGAAGGTAGGAAACTATCTAATGCTAAAACACGTAAAAGCTCTGAGACAGTGGCAAGCAAAACAAAGAGTTAGACAAGAAAGACTTTAATGGTAACCGTTGAACAATTCTTAGAATGGAAGATACTACCAAGATGTATGATGCTTGCAAGCACAGTAATGTCATGGAGATGTGCAGAATGGTTTATGGAACTTGATGCACCAACAGCGGCTCAGTCAGCTTTCGTGTCAGTAGTTATGGGTGTGATGACAGGTGTCTTTGGCATTTGGATGGGTCACGAACATAAAGGAGATAGTAATGTTAACAGCGTTGATAGGACCAATCGCAAATCTCGCTAGTTCTTGGATGGACAGCAAGGTTGAGAAGGTTAAAGCTGAAGGACAAGCAAAGGTAGCACAAGCTAAAGCTAAAGCAGTTGTAGCTGAAAAGGTAGCAACAGGCGAAGTTGAATGGGAAAAGTCTATGGCAGATGCCACAGATAATTCATGGAAAGATGAATTTGCCTTGACAGTTTTACTTTTACCTGCTATACTAGTGTTCATTCCTAGCATGACAGAATATGTAAGAACAGGGTTTGAGGTATTGAATACACTTCCTGAGTGGTATCAATATCTTTTGTTTATAGCAATTAGTGCATCGTTTGGTATTAAGGGTGCAGGACAAGCTATGAAAATTATGAGGAAAAAATAATGTCAAACATAATTGAAACAAACTTCGGTACATTAATTAATCCTGCTAGAGTAGCCAACGGTAGTGCTTCTAGTATTATAAAACAAGGTGCTTTCTATACATTCTCTCTTAAAATAAGTAATGATGATATTCGTGAATATTCTTTTACAAATAGACAAAGAGCAGAACAGATGAGAAAGATTTTAGTAAGTCACTTAGAGCACATGATTAGTACAACATCAAGGAAAGCAAGTAACTAAATGAACTTAATAAAACTACAAGATGAAATAGCAGACGATGAAGGTGTTAAGTACGAAATATATAAATGTTCAGAAGGGTATCCTACAGGGGGTATTGGACATCTGATTACAGAATGGGATGAAGAGTACTACGAAAAACCCATAGGAACAAGGATTCCACATGAACAAGTGGATGATTGGTTTGCGAAAGACATAGAAACGACTATAAAAGATTGTAACCTATTGTTTTCGCAATTTGATAATCTACCTGAAGACATACAACATGTATTAGCCAATATGTGTTTCCAATTAGGCAGACCTCGTTTATCTAAGTTTAAAAACATGATTGCTGCTGTAGAAGATTGTGATTGGGCAAGAATGGCAGATGAGATGGAAGATTCTCGTTGGTTCAAACAAACTCCTAACAGGGCACAGAGACTGATAACACGAGTTGATAGAGTATATGCAAGAGAAAGTGTACCATCATGAGTAGAGAACTAACTGAAAGACAACAAAAGTTTCTATCTGTTTTATTTGACGAAGCAGGTGGAGACGTAGTAGCAGCTAAGAAGTTAGCAGGATATTCTGAAAGCTCTAGTACTACCGATATCGTTAAATCGCTCAAAGATGAGATTCTAGAGGCTACACAGCTTTTTATGAGTAGGAATGCACCTAAAGCTGCAATGGCTATGGTAGGAGGCTTATACGACCCTACAGAGCTAGGTATCAGAGATAAGATGTCAGCAGCAAAAGAATTACTAGACAGAACAGGTTTAGTGAAGACTGAGAAGATGCAAGTAGAAAGCACAGGTGGTGTTATGCTCTTGCCACCAAAGAATGATGGATAGAAGTGTAGGTAAGTGGAAACTTCCACAACCAACAGATTTAAAAGATGAAGAACAAAAAGAATGGATACAGATACCTAGAATAGCTAGGACTATTCCATTTGGATACAAAATAAACGAAGAGGACCCTGATTTACTTGACCCAATACCGTATGAGTTAGAAGCCATAGAAATGGCAAGAAAGTATATAAAACAATACTCATATCGTGAAGTAGCTAATTGGCTAACAACTAAAACAAAACGAGAGATATCTCACGTAGGGTTAAGAAAAAGGTTAATGCATGAAAGACAACGTAAGAACCAAGCTAGAACTCTCAGAAAGTGGTCTGAGTACGCCGAAAAGGCGATACAAAAGGCGAAAGCCATTGAAGAAGAAAGAACAGGTGCAAGAGCCTAAGATACAAGAAGTATCTGAAATAGAGGCAGTACCAATTGAAGAACAAAATGTAATCTTCAAACCAAATACAGGACCACAGACAGAATTTCTTGCGGCAGGTGAAAGAGAAGTATTATATGGTGGTTCAGCAGGAGGTGGTAAATCTTATGCCATGCTTGCAGACCCTTTAAGATATATGGGTCATCCATCCTTTAGTGGGTTGCTACTGCGACACACAACAGAAGAACTTAGAGAACTAATATTTAAATCTAAGGAAATGTATCCTCAAATATGGAAGGGTATTAAGTGGTCAGAAAGAAAGATGCAATGGGAAGCACCATCAGGTGCAAGGTTATGGATGTCATACTTAGACCGAGATGATGATGTACTTCGTTATCAAGGTTTGGCATTTAGTTGGATAGGGTTTGACGAATTAACCCAGTGGTCTACTCCGTATGCTTGGAACTATATGCGT